TCGCCCGACCTCGCGGTGGCGGTCATGTCGGGGGGAGGCGACGAGGCCGACTCACTCCACGGGTACGACTCACCCTCGCCCCAGGTCCTGGTCCGTGCCGCCGCGGGGGGCGCGCAGGCCGCCCTGGCACTGTGGGAGGCCATCTACTCGCACCTGCACGGGCTGGAGCACACGACCCTTCCGGACGGCTCCTACCTGGTGTGGTGCATCGCCACCCAGTCGTCACCTGCTAGGCTTGGACCCGATGATAACGGGCGCCAGCGGTTCTCGCTGAACCTGCGGTGCGAGATTGTGAACGTCACCAAGCACCGCGACTGGCCGACCGGCGAGCCTTCGAGCTAGCCGTATCGGCACCGATACAGAGGAGAGACCCATGACCACAGGCAAGGTAATCGACTTCGACGCCTACCGCGCCGAGCGCGCCAACCGAGAGCACGAAGCGGGAGAGCCCCCGACCATCGTGGTCGGTGGGAAGGTCTACACCCTCCCGCGCGAGCTGCCCGCCGCGCTGGCCCTGGACATCGTCCGCCTGAAGAAGGACATCGGCGTGGAGGCAGACGCCCCCGCCTCGCTGCTCCTGACGGCCGGCGAGCAGCTGTTCGGCCCGGATACCTTCCGCGAGATCCTGGTCGAGAACCAGATGGGCGTCGTCGAGATGGGCGACCTGATCACCCAGGCGTTCCGCACCTACGAGCCTGAGTCAGAGGACGGGACGGTCCCAAACTCGGAAGCCCCGGAGGCGGGGCAGACGACGGAGCCGCCGGAGGCGGAGGGTCCTTCGACCTAGTCTACGACTGGGTCTTCGTCGAGGCCGACTTCCAGCGGGAGTATGGGCTCGACCTGTCGGTCCCCGGCGCATGGCATACAATGACCTGGCGCCGGTTCCTCGCGCTCGTGCGAGGGCTAGGGCCCCAGTCAGCCTCCGCGTCCCTCGCGTGGTCGCGCCGGGACGAGAGCGCAGGCATCGGCCGTAAGGAGCAGGTTAGGACGATCACCGACCCTGCCGAGGCGGAGCGCGTGTTCGTGGCGACGTTCGCACCCCCGGCCGGCAAGGCGTCCGAGGCAGATTAGATGGCAGGCGGTCTGAAGGTAGGGGATCTCTTCGCGGCGCTCCACCTGGACAAGTCCGGGTTCGACCAGGGCGTCCACGGGGCCGGCCAGAAGTTCGGCTCCTTCGTGAACCTCATCAAGAAGGGCGCGCTGCTCGCGGCGGCCGCCATCGTCGGCATCGGCGTCGCGTCGATCAAGCTCGCGGCCGACTTCGACTCGGCCATGACCGAGTCCCTGGCGATCATGGGCAACGTCACCGACGAGATGCGCGACCGCATGGAGCAGGCCGCCCGGGACGTCGCCAAGACCTCGACCTTCAGCGCCAAGCAGGCGGCTGAGTCCTACTTCTTCCTGGCATCCGCCGGACTCGACGCGGCGGCCTCGATCGAGGCGATGCCCGTGGTCGCGAAGTTCGCCCAGGCCGGCATGTTCGACATGGCCAGGGCGACCGACCTCCTGACCGACGCCCAGTCCGCGCTGGGCTTGACGATCCGTGACGACGCCGTCGCGAACATGGAGAACATGATCAAGGTGTCGGACGTCCTGGTCCGCGCCAACGTCCTGTCGAACGCGACCGTCGAGCAGTTCTCCGAGGCCCTGACCAACAAGGCCGGCCCCGCCCTGAAGGCCCTGGGCAAGGACATTGAGGAGGGCGTCGCCGTCCTGGCGGCGTTCGCCGACCAGGGCATCAAGGGCGAGGAGGCCGGCACCGCCCTCGGCATCGTCCTCCGCGACCTCCAGACCGCGAACATCACCAACAAGGACGCCTGGGAGAAGCACGGCGTCGCCATCTTCGACGCCGAGGGCGACATGCGGAACATGGCCGACATCGTCGGGGACCTGGAGGGTCTCCTGGGCGGCATGTCCGACGAGCAGAAGAAGGTCACCCTGGCCGAGCTCGGGTTCGCGGACCGGAGCATGGGCTTCCTCCTGGCCCTGCTGGGCCAGTCCGAGGCCATCCGCAACTACGAGAAGGAGCTGCGCAGCGCGAGCGGCTACACCGAGGACGTGGCCGGCAAGCAGCTGGAGTCCTTCTCGGCGCGCATGACGATCCTGATGCACAAGGTCCAGGACGTCGGGATCGCCATCGGCCAGATTCTGCTCCCGATCCTGGAGCCCATGGTCGACGCCATCGCCGAGTGGTTCGACGCCAACGGAGAGCTGATCACGTCGCTCGCCGTAGGGATCATCGGGGCCATCGGCAAGGTCGCCGAGTTCATCGGAGCAGTCCTCACCCCCGCATTCGAGGTCATCGGCGACGTCATCCACGACCTGTTCGGGGAGGAGATGAACAACGCCCGCAGCGGCGTCCAGGAGTTCGCCGACGACTCCGGCACGTCCGTCGGCTCCCTGGCCGGCGTGTTCACGTGGCTCGCCGGGACGGTCGTCCCGGCCCTCGGCGCCGCCCTGGACTGGATCGCGGTCAACGTCATTCCGGTCGTCCTGGCGGCCGTCGACCTCGCTATCGCGATCGCCGAGGACCTCGGCGAGAAATTCGAGTGGATCGCGGAGAACGTTCTCCCGCCCCTGGCCGAGCTCCTGACCGGCATCGCCGAGGTGGTGCTGCCTATCGTTACGTCGGCGCTGGAGGAGGCCCGTAAGCACTGGGACCTCATCTTCCCGCTGCTCGTCGCCATGATCCTCGGTGTCGTCGTGCCGGCCTTCGTCGCCTGGGCGCTCGCCGCGGCCACGGCAGCCATCGCGACCATCGTCGCGCTCGCGCCGATCCTCATCCCGATCATCGCCATCGGCCTCGCCATCGCCGCCCTGATCCTGATCTGGCAGCACTTCGGCGGCGAGATCACGAACATCATTAGCATGCTCGCGGCCATCGTCGGGGTCGCCTTCGGCGCCATCGGCAGCGCCATCTCCGGGACCTGGAACGGGATTGTGAGCACCATCAGGGGCGCCATCAACACCGTCATCGGAATGATCAACAGCTTCATCCGGTTCGTGAACAGCATCCAGATCCACATCCCTGCGATCGGGTTCGGCCCGGTCCAGACCCCGCGGTTCGACTGGTGGGGCCTACGGCTCCCGCCGATCCCCTACCTGGCTGAGGGCGTGCAGGGGTTCGGGGGCGGTCTGGCGATGGTCGGCGAGCGCGGGCCTGAGATCGTGGAGCTCCCACGCGGCAGCAATGTCTTCCCGCACGGCACTGGGCCCGGCGGCGGGGTCGTCGTCCAGGGGCCGCTGATCAACATCGAGAGCTTCCGGGGGACCGAGGCTGAGGTCAGCGACCTGAGCCGACGCCTCGCGCGCGAGGTCCGTCTGCGTACTGGTCTGAGCCTCGAAACCTCGACGGTGTCCTGATGGCCTGGGTCGTCGAGAATGTCACCCAGGCGAGGGACATCACCTCGGTAGTCCGCCCGGTCGACTCGTTCAAGATCGGTAAACGCCACGGCTCGCAGACCCTTGAGTTCCGGGTCACCGACCCGGGCGCCACAGACGCCGTCGCCCAGGACGACGTGGTCCGGGTGACGCACGACGCGGTCGAGGTCTACGAGGGCGTCGCCAAGATCGTCAAGCACCGGGACATGGGACTGGCCGGCGTCCAGGTCCTCGACGTCTCGTGCGTCGACTACAACATCCTCCTCGACATGGACGTGATCGAGACGGCCGGTAGCCGCTCGGTCGTGGAGTCGGACAAGGAGCGCATCACCTGGCTGGTCGACACCTTCGGGACCAAAGGCGTCGTGGCCGGCGCCTTCGTCCAGGAGCTGCTCGCCGACATCCCGGCCGGCGAGGACGGCGTGCCCCGGCAGGACCTGGGGCGCAAGACGCTCGCGAAGGCGGTTCAGCAGGTCGCGCGCCTGACCGGCGGCCGCCTCTACGTCGACCGCGACAAGGAGCTGCACTACTACCTGGATGAGGCCCTGGCCGCACCCTTCAACCTGAGCGACACCCCGGACGGGTCAGCGACACAGCAGCTCCGCGAGTTCGCGCTCACCACCGACTCACTCGGGACGGTCCATCGCGTGTTCGTCCAGGGCGCCGACGGCGTCCTGACGACGAGCGAGGTAGACCCGCTGCCCGACGCGGACAAGATCCGGGAGGCGATCATCGTCGACGCCGACCTCACGTCCGAGGCCCAGGCCCAGGCGGTGGGGGACGCCTACCTCGTCGAGCACGGGGCGGACGCCGCCGAGGCGAGCTGCGAGGTCCTGACGCCGGGGCTGGAGCCGGGCCAGACCATCCAGGTGACGCACGCGCTGCATGGCCTGGCGGCCGAGGAGTACGTCATCTCCGAGGTCACCGTCACGCTGACCAGCATCTACAACGTCCGCTACAAGGTGAGCCTCGGGCGCCTGCCCGCCGACATAGGCTCCCTGGTGGGCTCGACCGCCAGCACCGCCGCGGGCGCCGCTGCTGCCGCCTCGGAGGCCGGCGGGGCGCTGGTCGACCTGAGCGTGGCCGGGGCCAACCTGGTCCGCAACGCGAGCTTCGAGAACGCCGACACCTCGGACTGGACGGTCGGCGCTAACTGGGTGTTCGGGTACACCCCTATCGGGGGCGAGCTCGCATTCGAGCGGGAGAAGGTGGCGCGCGCGACCGCGGTCGCGGCGGTCGTCGGCGACCTGGTGACCGACGCCATCCCGGTCGTGGTCGGCGACGACTACTGGATCAGCATCTGGAGCTGGATGCGCGCCTGGACCTCAGGCGTCGCGACGGTCGAGGTCCGCGAGTACGACGTCGGTGACGTCCTCTTGGCGACAACCGTCATCGCGACCATCGGGGCGGCGCAGGCGGACTGGACGCGCTACTCGAAGCGGTTCGGCCCGAACGACCAGCTCGGCCGCACGGCGTGGGACCCGGACACGACCTACGTCCGGGTCGCGGCCTACGCCTCCTCGGGGACCCTGACCTGGGACGTCGACGGCGTCCAGGTCGAGCGGGGCGGCCTGCTCACGGCCTTCGCGCCGCGGCCGGCCGAGCTCGT